GAAGGTAAATGCCATCTCGCCTATCTGTTGCCAAGGGAAGATGTGGTCAACGTGTTCTGCTGATCTTATTATGCCGTCTGCCTTACATCCTGCACAGATTGGGTATTGGCTCAACTGTATCTGTCTAAGTGTGCGCCATTGCTTAGTGTTGTACCTGTCTGTTGCGTCCTTGCGTTTGTCTGTGTTGTTGTAGCGTCTATGGTTGAAGGTGTCCCGTCCTCCATGCTCAACGCATAGACTACTAAACTTAGCCTTAGTGTTCTTACATCCTAGTGTGCTGCATTTAGTAGCTGATGGGACTGTAGGCATTAGGCGAGGAATCGCAGCTTATAGATAGTCTTATCAATGAGGGCTGCCATCTCGTCTAGGATGTTAAGCAGTTCGCTGTCTTGCGGTAATGATGGGCGGGATTGGGTAAGGTAAGCAGATAGACCAATCATATATTCAAGCGACTTAGTAGGTGCGGCGTATGTTGTGGGGTAGTTATCCACAATGCCATAGATACCTTGATAAGCCTCAACGTAATCGTCAATGATGCCGTCTATGCCTTCATAGTATCCTTGTAGTGCCTTGTGTTCGCTGTATGAGCGTGACTGTAGGTGCAGGATATGAGCGTTAGTCTGGCTATGCAGCATCATCATAATGAAGTCTTGAATAGACGCTTTGGCTTCTGGCTTGTAGTATGGGTTTGCCATGCTTATTCCTTTAAGGTGCTTATGGTTATTGTACAACCGCCGCCTTTTTTAATCATCCCTCGACATATGTATATTCTGTCGAATTGGCTGTCATCATCAAATAGTCCTGCATCTTCTAAACTATCAAATAAAGCCTTTAGGCGGTTATCTAGGTCAATAGCCCGCTTATCCCTTGGGAAGATAGTTATCGATGCTTCTAAGCGTTCCTGACCAAATTTAGGTAAATTATTAACAGTAACGTATTCTTGTATAGCTATCTTATAATCCCTACCGCCCTTGCTTAATATTGTCCTGCCTCTGAAGTTGCGCCAATAGGTGTTCATGCTTGGCGGCAATGGTAACTCAAGGGTTGCAAACATTTAATCTCCGCAAAAACAAGCTATTGATTCTTCATTTGGATCAAACAACCCAGTTTGTTTATCATTAAACAGAAGCATATCGCTGTAACTTGGGTGTGCCTGATTAAATCGTGCGCCAATTTTATTTTCCATGTTTGCCCACCAAACGGCACGTTCTGGGTTGTCACGGACTAAAGAAAGCAAATGATCTGCTTTTTTAAGAAAGCACAAATCGCAATTGCTTAACAAAGAATTTCCATTAACCGTCACAGTATTTAAATTAAACGGCTGTTTTGCCCAAAAATCTAAAACATCATTAACACCAACTCCCAATGTAGCTAATGGTGTTTCTTTGATGTCTTTGTTGCCACGCATTTTTGCTACTCGTCTTGGTTCATCGGCTCTAATGCCAACAAAAGTAACAAAATCTTCAATATCAAGACTTTTAAAATATTTGGTAATTGGGATAATTTTTAACTCTTGAGTACAAAACCTAGCAAATGTGTTTGGCAAGTATTTCTTTTTTTCTATTAATTTTTCAAACGGCTCGCCCTTTCTGCTTGCTGTTTGATAATCTACTTTTTTCCACCTATCTTTAACTTCATCAGCGTAATCGTATTCAAGCCAAACAATAGGAACATTCCATATTGTTTCACAATCGTGCACAAACTTTAACGTAGCTTCATCTTCTTTTCCCGTATTAGCAAAACAAACAATAGCTTCATTTGGCATCTTGCCGCCATGCGCTTGCAAAACTTGGTGCAACATATAAGCCGATGTGCGACCGCCTGAAAAGCTAATACACGTTGGTTCTGTAATTAAATACGGGTTCATAATAACGCCTCAATCTGGGCTAATAAATCTTCCTCTGTCACGCCGTAACGCTCGGCAAACGCTTTCTTGCCTAGCCCGTGTACGCCACTATTGCCCGTGTGGTGTTCAGGGCAAAGCGGTATAACTGGTGCGTTATCTCGTTTCATGCCTAACCGTCTTATGTGGTGGATGTGTGGGCTTGTTTCGCCATATCCAAGGTGTCTACATAGTATGCAACCTAATGCAAATAATTGCTCATACTGTTTCTTTTGCGCTTTAGTTGCCATTTTTCTTCATATAGTCTTTATCTACATGGGCTAGTGTCTGCAATAACAATACCTCTGCACAGTCGCAAATGTTTTCAGCTTGAGTGATAGCTTTTTCCCATTCATTAGTCAGCGTATGCTTGTGGTATGCGTCTAATGCTTTCTTAATGTCTAAATATGCTTGGCTGTAATCGTTCATCTGATTAACCTTTCTAGGTTTCTATTGCTTGCTTGCTCTGTGCGGTACGCTTCGAACTTCATTCTTGCCGATTCTAGCCGCCATTTAAGCGTTTCTGCGGCTTCTGTAGCCTCACCAATAGCTTTGCATAGGTTTTGATATTCGGGGCTTGCATAGGCTGCTTTCTCTTGACCGCCGATAGTCGTTTCGCTTGATTTGCTCATCATAATGGCTTTTAAGCTGTGCCTATATGCGTCCAGTTCGGCAACTTTGCCTTTAGCTGCGCCATAAAGTGATGCGTTTTTATATATAAATGCTATTGCATCGTGTGGGTCAAAATCCATTCTTTTCCTTTAGTTTGGCTTCGACAATGCGAGCATATTCTGTATCACTTAACCAACCTTCCCATAAATCAAATAATTCTTTGTTTGTAAGCGATACCCAAGGTCTTTTGTATTCGTGTACATCGTCATCATCTTTAATGTTGCGCTTGTTTTGTTTACGCTCTAATTCTTGCCATGCGTCATCTTCTGGATCGTCAATCATGCTTTTTCCCCATTGTCTTGTCAATTTGTTCGTTCATCTGTTTTTCAGTAACCATCAATAATTGGCTTGTGTATTTGTTAAGCCACCTGTAACGGCTTGCGTCTATCTCTAACTGGTTTACATACTGCTCTAGTTCGTCAACCTCTTGGTGTGTTAGCCAAGATTTTCTAAGTTTGTCAATTAAATGCATCGTTCTATCCTGTCTACTTTGACCTCGTTAGACCACATAAGCTGTCCCCAAATGCCTGCGTGTTGTTTAGATAGTTCTAATGCGTCTGCTACGTGTGATTTTCGTTTTTGCACCAACTTAAATACCGCAATGTATTTGCCGCCGTTTGGTCTGCCCGTGTCAAATATGCCTTTTTGTACGTCTATAAACTCAACTGATGCAATTAATCTGCGTACTTTATTGGGATGTACTTGCATCCTTGCGGCTAGTTCTGGTGCGCTTAACCATTTGGTTGTGCTTTTTAATATGCTCATCAATTCTTCATGTTGTGGTTTCACGCTTAATATCTCCGTTTGGGTAATACAAAGTATTGGCTATGCGGCTTGGTGCTTCTAATACGGTCATACTGCCGGGTCTTACAAAGCGTTTAGGCGGGACATAAGCAGGTCTATCAAACTTGTCTATTTTTTCTGATTTCTTTTTCATTGTGTCAGCCTAATTGTTTATTTAGCTTAACAGATTTAAAGCAGTTTTATAACTTTTTATTTGTACCAAAGATAAAACTTCACCTTTAGCGTGTCTATCTCGCAACCTCTTAGCCCAACGCTTATGGTCAACTTTACCGTTTTCGTCTTTCGGCTGTTTAAAGGCTTTTAAAGCGATTTCAGCCAATACCTTATCAACCACCTCAACTGGTGCTTTTGGAGCGTCTAAAGCCATTGTGACGGGTTTTGGGGCTTGTTTGCACAAAGACTTAAACTCAACCAAGTTTGGGCAACGGTCAGGCAAGTTTTGCAATGCCCAACCAATAGCGTTTAGGTTGTCAGCAAAAACGGATAATTCATGCGCCCAATGGGTTTTAACTTCGTTGACAGGAAACCCGCTCCATTTGTTTTTAAACTCAACTCCGTAAGTCATGGATAGTCGGTCAAACAAACGTTCTATTACGGCAATTGGTAAGCTCATTTTGCAATCCTCGTTAAGTTGGTTTCCATATCGACAAAATCCTTTTCTGGCTTACGTCCTGTAGCCTCATCAAACCAATCACGATTTTGCTTAACCCAAGGTGCTTCATAAACCTTGTCTGCAACTTTTTGAGTACGCACCCAATTACGCCAAGTTGCCAACCAGTTTGCCTTTTTGCCTTTTGATGACGGTTGAGCAATCCAATAATCTTTAAAGCTGTCTGCAACCTTGTTAGGATTTAAATCTGGTCTTTCTTGTTTTGCCCATATTGCCCAATCTTCAGGTAATTGCCAATCTTCACTAAGTCTGGTGGCTTGTGCAGACTTGTCTGCTAACTCTTTTGTAGTTGTTTTTAAAGGTGAAGGTAAAGGTGAAGGTGAAGGGCATTCAACAAGCATTGCTTGTGTGGTGCTTGAAGCATTGCTTGAAGCATTATTCCATCTAGCTTTTGCTCCTTTTAAAGCTCTTTCGTGTCTCTTGTCTTTATTTTCAATAGCGGCTGCAATTTCAGATTCAATTCTTTTATGAATCCAGAACCCTTCTTGTATGCTGAAGTATTGCTTTAGCATTGCTTTAGCATTGCTCCAAGCATCAGGACTTAGTTTGCAAATTTGCGCTAAAACTTGATCATTATCTGGTGGTCTACCAGACCTCCAATAATCCATAATGAGCAATAAATAAGCACCATGTTGCTCAGTTGTTAAACGAGATGTATCGGCAAGGTAATCGCCAATATATAAAGGCATCCAAATGTCAGCTTTCATCTTTGACACCCGTTGCTTTATAAATTGCATAAATCAATGCGTTTGCCATTTGAATGGGAACAGTAAATACCCTTTCATCTTGTATAAATACAATGTTTTCGTTTTGCTTAAATACTTGTAATCCTTGAAAAACAGGTAAAAAAGTTATTGTTTGATTGCGCTGTATTTTTTCATTTTCGTTCATATTGCAAGTCCAAAAAAAAGACTTAGGCGGGACACTCACCGTTTTAAGGTGTTGGCGGACTGGTCAGCACCAGCAGTATCCCGTCTAAGTCTTGCTGAATCATTCCCCGCCAAGGGATGAGTAATTTTAAAACGTATAAATCAAAATGTAAAGTGTGGGCTTCGATAAAGCACGATGATCCAAACATTAAACACTACGTCTATGAGTGCGAGTGCCTGCCAAGGTACTTATTCTTATAGACGATGTATTGAAAAATCCGGTCGCTAACACACGGACACCCACGCCTACAGTCTATCGTAATTCTGACCAAATTTGTTGCCAAGTATCTGGAAACATTTGTTTGCGTGTGTATTTTCCATCGCTCAATTGTTCAAGCGTAGCAGCGACAAAGATTAGGCGGTCTTTTGGTATGCCTTTCTTGCGCCATTGACACGTTGCTGCCGCAGTCACGCCGCACATTCTGGCTACCTTAGATGTGCCACCAAGTAATCTGATAATTTCGTTTGTATTCATGTAGCAATCTTAACATATTTAAAGGTAGCTTTACAATACTGTTTAGTTGGGTTAATATCTGTATTGGCAATTACGCCACATAGAGGAAACACAATGGATGAAATAAAGCAATTTCAAGATGAATACGAACAACGTCTAGCTAATGCGTTAGACCAAGTTGAACAAGGCTACATCAATGAAGACCACATGGCTATCATCCGCCATGCTTGCAATTTACCTAACCATTCACCCGCAAAACTTTTGCCCATTATTTACAACTTTGATGAAATCTTTGGAGATATAAAATGATTGTTACTGGCTCAAACTCAGACCGCAAGAAATTTGAAATTGCACCCGCAGGAAATTTCCTTGCAAGGTTGTATCGCATCATCGACCTTGGTACGCAAATGCGTGAATACGAAGGCAAGGTCAACATGCTACGCAAAGCCAAGTTCTTTTGGGAATTGCATGGCGAGGATGCAACTGGTAAAGCCTTGTTAACTTCTGATGGCAAGCCTCTCATCCAGTCTAAAGAATACACAATGTTATTAAGTGAAAAGGCTAACCTACGCCGCGACTTAGAAGCATGGCGTGGCAAAGCATTTACTGAGGATGAGCTTAAAGGTTTTGACCTTAAAAACGTGCTTGGTCAGTTTTGCATGGTCAACATTAGTCACCGTGAAAAAGGTGACATGACCTATGCAGACCTTAAAGGTGTGTCAGGTGTCCCCGCTATCTACAAAAAAGCAGGGTTGCCAGAAGGTATCAATACAACCTTGATGTTTAGCCTTGATAAGTTTGATGAACAGGTCTTTGATTCGTTGTCTGACAACATCAAGGAAACTATCCGCAAGTCACCGGAGTATCGTGCGCTAGAACAGCCAACTACCTCGGCTCAGTATGCGGCTGCTTCTGGTGGCTCTGTAGCGGATATGGACTCAGATATACCCTTCTGATGAACA